CGCGAGGGTCTCGCCCGCCGCCCAGGAGTCCTCGGTGATCCGCGCCGCTTCATCGAAGAAGATGACCGGTGTGCCCGCCGCATGTGCGCGCGGCACGCTGTCGAGACAGCCGCGTCCGACGGTGATGGCGTCCGGCGTGATGCCGTCGATGCGCACCAGCTCGCCACCAATGCTGGCCAGCGTGCCGATCCCGACCTCGCCGATATCGCGCCAGCCGGTCACGGGGATCACGCGCGCTTCAGGATTGTCCGACAGGTCAGCCGCCAGAAGTGCCGTCGGGGCGAAGGCCACGGTGCCTTCCAACGCAGGACCTGTGCCCGCATCGATCCAGAGCTCTGCCGCCAGTGCATCCGCGCTCGGGCGTTCGCCACTGGCAACCAGCGCGCCTGCATCAGGATCCTCACCAAGGATCCGGTCCGCCTCGGTATGGCCCAGCTCGCGCACCAGCAGCCAGTACGGCGCTTCCCCGACCATGCGCCGCGTCAGCGCCCGTGGTGGAGCGGCAATGCCGGTGCCTGTCGGCATGCGCCCGCCTGCGATGGCGGTGGCACCCAGCGCAAAGACATCCTCAGCGATCTTCAGCCGGATGCCGTTGTCGCGCCCGTCACCCTGACCGATCTCGGAAAGGCGCATCACCACGTCATCAAGCCCCAGACGGGTGGACCGCAGCCGGATTACATCGCCGGGGCCAAGATTAGCGCCTTCGCGGTTCACCACGATCTCGCCGGTCAGGAGCGGAACCGACAGAGCCCGCAGGTCGCGCTCGGCGACGCGCAGGGCAAGCCCCTGATAACGGATGCCAGGATACTCGAGCGTGGTCGCGATCACCTCGCCCATCGCCTGCACCCGCGCGGTGTCGGTGACGGAGACAGCGCCGGTATCGTCGGTCCAGGCGTCGGTGAACCGCACGGTCACGCTGTTCACCAGATCAGATGGCGAACGGCGACCAAGGCGGCCCCAGTCCACCACATTTGCTTCATCAAAGAGAGGCAGGTTTGCTGCCACATAATCCGCCCGGATCAGCTTCAGCTCCCAGAGCCCGGTGCGGCGGTCGATGAACAGCGTCGCATCGATATGATCGAGGATGCTGGCGATGAACTCCTCGATCGAGCTGTCCTGCTGCCAGATCAACGAGAGGCCAAAGCCCTCCGCATAAAGCGCATCGGCGGCGGCCGTGAAGCTGACCCCGATCTCGACTGCCGAATAGCCCAGACCCCAGTCGCGGTTGGTCAGGCATTCGCGGATGATATGGGCCGGGTTCATGTCCGGCCCGTTGCCGAAGGCTCCGCGCAGGGAGGCCACCAGCGCCTGGCTGTTGCCGGCCGGAATGACCGGCACGCCATCGACGGGTGTGTTGTCGATCTGGGCGGTAAAGCTCGTGTCGCTGAGTGCGATGTTGAAGCCGAAGATATCGGCGGGTGGCAGGGTGCGGATCAGGGCAATCGCTGCATCGACAGAGGTGGCAGGCGCGGGTTCGCCGTCGGTCACGAAGATGACGATGCGGCGCTTGGAGCCGCTGCCTGCAAGGAAGCTCCCTGCCTCAACAAAGGCCGCATCAAAGCTGGTGCCGCCTGTGGTGCTGTTGGACAGCGCCAGCATCCATGCCTCGAGCGCTGCATAGTCGTCGGGCCCCATGTTGCGCCGCTCGATCGCCCCCGCGACGCCTGCGTTCCAGAGCACGATGCGGATATCATTGGGCCGGTCGGGATCGACGCCAGCGCCGATCTCGCGGATCAGCGCTGCGACACCTGCCTTTTGTGCCGCCATCCGCGTGCCCGACATCGAGCCGGAGACGTCGAGGGCGATGTAGATCGCCGCATCCGAGATATTGGCCTCGGGAACGATGGGTGCCTTGTCGGGATACCATTGCGGTGATCCAGCCTCACTCACCAGCACCCGGGTGACGCGGATGGCCCAGGGCTTCAGGTAAGGATTGATCCCGAGATAGACCTGCCGCAACACGAGGCTGCAAAGCCCCCGATAGGCTGGCACATCGCCGCCCATGCGCGCAGCGAGATAATCGTTCGGACCCTGCGTGGGCCCGCCCATCAACACATCGACATCTCCGACAATACCACCCTCACGGCTCTCGCCACCAAATAGGTCGGGGGTATCGATCCGGATGCGCCCGCCGCCCGCACCGGCGTTGCTGGCCGCCGTCGTTGCGATGAGGACCTCGACCGACTGTGCCGGAAAACTCAGCGCCTCCGGCAGGACGGACCACGCGGTCGTGCCGGTGACCACGTTGAAGGACACGCTCTGCAGCGTCACGGTCTGGCTGCTGCCGTTCGCGAGCTGCAAGCGGTAATCCTGCCCGATACGCACACCAGCGCGCGTTCCGGGGAAGGTGATGGTCGCCCCGGTATCTCCTGCAAGTGCGGCGGTGGCCGCCATGCTTGCAACAACACCGATCCGGGTCTCGACCGCCGCACCGCCGCCGCCAAAACCGCCGCCGGTCGTGACCGACCACGCGATCCGGCTGTCGACAAGGATCTCACGGATCGCATCAATCGGGCCGTGGCAAAGCGCCAGATGCACGCCCAGCGAATAGCGATAGCCGACGGTCTGGGCTTTGCTACTGCCGCCCATGGCTTGCCTCCGTCAGGTTGATATCTTTGGATCCGGACGCCGGTGCGCTGGCCTCCCGAACCTCGGCCTCCCGGAGCACGGGATCGACCAGCGCATCGCCGGTGGCACGCAGGCGATCGGCGTCGATGCCGTGATCAAGGAACTCCTGCCAGCCCAGCCCGTGACGGCGAAACCACGGGCGCACGCCTGGCAGGCAGTAGCGCGCGGCGCGGAGGTCCTGAACGGTGACACGAACGGGTATGGTTGGAAGCGGGTCCGTCACTTCTTGCCACCTTTCTTCTTGATGGGATCAACCCTGAGGTCTCCGGCCCAGACGACATTGGGCCCGGTGATCAGCACGGTGCCGAAGACGACCGGGATCGGCCGGCCTTCCTCGGCCGTGGGCAGCGTAAAGTCGTCGAGCCCCGCAGCCTGTGGCTTCTCGACCTTGGGGCGCGGGCTTAGCGCATAGGAGATCGCTGAAAGCACCAGCCCGAGGACGAGCCGTGCGATGAAGGTCCAGACCATGGGGGCGTGCTCTGTGCTGTTTGGTGGTGCGAGGGCGCAGGAGGTGGCGTTGGCTTTGGCGTCGGTGGTGACGCGTCAGACGATGGAGCTGCCGCCGAAGGGATTGCGGCCGGGGATCTCGGGAAAGCCCCCGAAGTTCGCGAGATTGCCGAACTTTGCGGCACAGGTGGCCGCGCGCAGGTCGCAGCCCGGCGCGATGTCAGCAAGCACGGGCAGTGGCTCGCCCGTGTCAGGGTCGAGTTCCGGGGTGGCGATCGCTGCGGCAAGTTCCGGCATCGGGCGCGACAGGGTCAGCGTTGCACTTGCATGATTGGTGATAAAGCCCAGCTCGGTGCCAAACCGCAGTACGCCGCCACGGAACCAGCCGTCGGGCATTTCCGCTGCCTGCGGGATTATCACTGCATTCACCGCGACGCTGGTTATCACATCGCTCTGCCATTGCAGCGCAATGTCGAGCCCGCAGCCACGCCCGTAAAGCGCATGGCGGCAGAGGCTTTGATACTTTGCGCGCACCCCGGCCCGGCGCAGCGTGCTGAACACGGACTCGGCTTGCAGGATGATCCGCTGGCCCTCGACCTCGGCCCCCACCACGCGGCCCTTCCAGTGCGCGACCGTCTCGCCCAACACCTGCTCATGGCCACGAAAGATGGTCAGGGTCATTGGCGTGTTCCCTATCGGCGCAAGGAAACGCCGCGCGAAAGGATGCGACAAGGGCCAGGTCAGTTCCAGCCGCCCGCGCTCGATCTCGCTTGTTTGTACAACATCGCCATGGGCCACAGCCGCGGCGTCCCAAGTGATCGTCTCCCCGCCGCTGCTGGCGCTGATCCAGTCTCCGGCCCGGCTGGTGAAGCGCCAGACCTGCGTGGCCTCAATGAACTGATAGAGGAAGTACGGGCGGCCCTCGGCAGTGGAGGCCTCGATGGTGTCGTAGCTCATGGTCGGGGTGTTCCGTTCGTTGGGTCAGGCCCGCCCGCTGCACCCTCGACCAAGTGGTGGCGCATCATAGGGCAACACGGCGTGTGCGTAGGCACGTGTCCGCGGTCGCTCCGATGGTTTAAGTAATTGTGGGGCTTGGAGGGCGGGAGCGGACCTTCGCTACGCCCCGCACGGAGGTCTGCTGTACCGGACAAAGTGAGCTTTCGTTGCAGGTACACCAATGTCAGCTTCGGGGAGGCGGTTCAAAAACGGTCGTTTTTGGGAAGCTTTTTCACAAAAGTCTGATGACCAGTCATCTAACTAAAAACTTGCTGATCTTCTTTGCTTAGTTAAGGGTAGTGACTGATCCATCTGATCTGGCTGAGCTGCTAATTTGTAACGCTCCAATAAACGGACTTTCATATGACCAAAAACCATAGAGATGCCAATTCAACGGTAGGGTACGGTGAGTATGATGCAGAAACTGTTGAGCGCGTTCATCAGGAAAATATTCGAAAAAGTCGTCTTGCCGCGGAGCTGAGCAGCCAAGCGGATTCTGCTGAAAGGATCAGTACCCCAAAACAATACACATGGAAGTCACAACCCCGCAAAGTCGGTGATAGTGAAATTAGCCCTTATCAGGGAAGTGGTGATAAAAAGCAGATGCTAAGGGCCCAATCTCGAAAGCGTCGCCAAGTTCGACACCAAGAATCCAGTATTTGGGATGATCTTGTACCAAAAGAGGTGCACGGTATCCTAAAC